ACATTAGATATTCTCGTTTTAGTCCAGATAAATTGTGATTTTAATAGTTCCGATTTTTGTTGGAACTTACTCATTTCCGCCCATAATCCATCCGATAAATTATCCCAACTAATAGAAGTAGCGATAACCCATGGGTTTTAGTTAACGTATTTGGTCAGTTCCCCCCAGCGAGTTTAAACGCTCTTTTTGGATATGAGGATGTTGCTGCTGCCATGAGGCGAAATGTAAGAAAAGAAGATTACATATACTCGCAAAAGCGAATTGGTGTCGATGTGGCAAGGCAAGGGGATGATTCGAGCGTGTTGTTCCCAAGGCAGGGGCTTATGGCTTTTAAGCCTGTTGTTATGCGAAATGCGCGAAATACTGATATTGCAAGCAGGGTGATACTAGCTAAAAACAAATGGACTAGCGAAGTTGAGTACGTCGATGGCACAGGCGGTTTCGGTGGTGGAGTAATAGACGTTATGATTCAGAGAGGTTTTAGTCCTCAAGAGATACATTTTTCGGGTAAGGCCACAGATCCGAGGTTTGCAAACAAAAGAGCCGAGATGTATTTTAGAGCGGCAGAATGGGTTAAAAGAGGGGGATCGTTACCGCAAGATGATGATTTGCTCAGAGAACTGCCTGTTATTGAGTACACTTTTGATAATAAGGGTAGGTTATTGATCGAGCCGAAAGAGGATATAAAAGCCAAGTTATCCGGCGCGAGTCCTGATAAATCGGACGCTTTTGTTTTAACCTTTGCCGATCCTGAGATGATGAGCGGAGTCGGCGAGATCGGTCTTATTAACAGATTGGAAGCTAACGAATCTAAGGCTGGCCTTGTGGCTAGCGATTGGAATCCGTTAGATCCTGATAGAATATGATTGATTTGGCGATTATGTCGCTTACTATTTATGTAAAGGCGCTCGCTAGCAAGTCAGTTCTGATGTTCCAAAATTTAGCGCCAAGGTGGGTTGGGTGGGTATAGTTCTTAGAGAGGCTGTTGTTTCAGATATAGAATGGTTACTTGTGGAACTCAAGCAATTTGCTGAGTTTTACGCCAGTTCTCACAGCCTGTTTTCAGATGACGATGGATATAATAAGACTGTTTTAAAACAGCTTATTGAGAATCATTATTTTATCGTATCTGAAAACGATGGTGTTTGTTCCGGTTTTATTGCTGGCATGATTTCAAAGCATTTATTTAATCCGAAGATCAGTACGTTGACCGAGTTGTTCTGGTGGTGCAAGCCTGAGTTTAGAAAAACTGGTGCTGGTGGTTTGCTGTTACAAGAGTTTACAGAGTTCGGAAAACAATTTTCATGGGTTATTATGACGTTAGAAAACGACTCGCCTGTTAAGCCTGATTCGATTTTAAAGATGGGATACAAGTTTAAAGAGCAGAGTTTTATTAAGGAGAATATATAATGGCTGCAAATACTGCTATTGCTGCGCTTACAATCGCATCTCTTCTCAAGTCAACAGAGGATCAGAGAAAAGCACAGTCTGACGCTGACGAGACAAAGAAACAAGCTAAGATCGAACAACAGCGCCAAAAAGACGAGCTTGCTGCTATTAAGAAATCAAAAGAAGCGCAGGACGTAATGGCCGCTAACATAGCAAAAAAGAAATCACAGACTCCAAGTTCTGCCGGAGGATCGGGAACTCTGTTAGGTGTTTTAAATCCAGAGGCTAATAATTCTCAAGGCAGAGTTAAAACTCTTTTAGGTGAATAATGAAAAACCAAGGTAAACGCGAAAAAATAGATTTGATCGTATCTCAGCTTGAAACAGAGAGATCTAGTTTTATCTCTCACTGGCGAGATTGCGCCAAGTTCACATCTCCCAGAACTGAGCGCATAGACTCTTTTGACGTAAACGCAGGCGAGAAAAGAAATCAAAACATTATAGATGGCTCTGCGGTATTAGCGCTTAGAACTCTTGGCGCTGGTATGATGAGCGGTATTACAAGCCCAGCGCGTCCATGGTTTCGACTAACTACTCCCGATCCGATGCTTGCCGAGATCGGAGCGGTTAAGAACTGGCTCGACGATGTTAGAAATAGAATGAATGGCATATTTTTGAGATCTAACTTGTATAAGGTTTTGCCTATTACATATAAGGGTATAGGAGCTTATGCGACTAATGCTTTTATGATCGAAGAAGATGAAACAGAATTTGTAAGATTTATTCCGTTTTAGTCCAGATAAATTGTGATTTTAATAGTTCCGATTTTTGTTGGAACTTACTCATTTCCGCCCATAATCCATCCGATAAATTATCCCAACTAATAGAAGTAGCGATAACCTTGGCATCCAGCCTTGTCGCTAAAAACCACCAACAGGCCATGGATAAAACAGCAGTTTTGCCGACACCCTTAGACGCTTTCATCGCAACACGCTTATTGTTCATTATCGCAATAAGCGCGTCTCTTTGCCATTCATCAGGCGTGATATTAAAATTATCAATAACAAACTGGATCGGATCTTTCGTCCATTTTGCCATCTTCTCAAGATGAATCAATTTACTTCACTTTCTTTGCTTCAAACGAAACCAAGTAATCAGAATACTCTTTTGCAGTAGCTTGCTCGAACTTAGAGTTAAAATCAGCAGCCTCGTAATTTAAAACATTATTCTGAGTTGGCATCTTAACCGCAACAGTTCCATCATCAAAAGTCGCAACTTGAAAAACTACGTCATCAACTTGCTTGTCTTTATATTTGTAATAGCTCATTTCATTTTCTCCTTTAACGCTGTAAACTTTTGTATTCTCTCAGGTGTAGCTCCGGCAGAACAAACCGCTTTTGTTACCGCATCTAAATTAGATTTATCTTGATCAGGCTCAACTACAAAACGTCTGAACGATCTACTAACCTCGACACCATCACGCTTAATTATAGTCGCCTCTCTGACCTGACAGTGACCGGACTCTAAAACCTCGATCTTATCGACGATCTTCTCCTCGGTTAATGTTGCGGCCATAGCTAATGTAAATAATAATATTTTCATTTTATTCTCCTAATCTGTCATGTAACTACAGGTCATATAAGTTGTCATAGACGTATCCATCGAAACAGCAGTTGACGATCCGCCACCAGTAGCATTTTGTTCAAGACCGATAAACGAAGCGCCGCCGCCGATATATGCTGTGGGATACCTAGATGCAGTTAACGTCAAGTTAGATGTTGACCCTATCGCGCAAGACGCTGAAAAACTAGCTCCTGACGATGCCACATAAGGTAGTCCACCATATCTTATATTACCTGTTCCGGTATGCGCAGATGTAACTATCGACAGTGTTGCGGTTACACCCCTGCCATACTTAACATAAGTTCCTGTTGAAACCGAGTATGTTCCTGTTCCTGCCGACGATGTGCCGTAATAGTACGGACTCCATGTTCCAAACTCGTAATCATCAAAAACCTCAGTTGTGGTCGTTCCCGATGCGTTTGCGGTAGCTGAGAAGTCGATACCCTTACCGCTCGTCATAACTAAATTAGACTGTACGTTAAGCGTATCTTTCATCGTAGTAGTTCCGGATATAGTCGAGTCAGCTATCGTCATGCTCGATACTGATTTAGTCCATGTACCATCGCCTTTTAACAGCGCACTCGTATCTGTTATCTTAGGTGCAAAACCATGTTTGGTAACAGATACGTTATTGGTTGTGGTGTCTGAAACACTTAATGTCGCATCGGTAACAGGTCTTTGCGTTGACACTGTAATCGCCGAAGCCGTTGCGCAAATAAGAAGTAAAGTAAATAAATACTTAATCATGTGTAATCGGCTTGAAACCAAATGTCAGCCGCTCCTATGGTTTTTGTAGGGCCTGTGGTTGAGTTACATACTGTAATGCCTGTCGCACAATACAAACCAAACTCGCCAAAATCAAAAAAGAAATTTGAATCAGCATATACTCGCAAAATTCTTTTCGGAACTGATGCGTCTGCGGGTAAGCTTGTCGTGTTGTGTATCTGTATGAACTGATCGGACGCTTTAGAGTTATAACCGCTAATCGCGTATAATCTACCAGCGCTAGCCTTAACAACTAAGTTAGTCGCATAAGCAGTTGACTCGGCAGTTGCTAATGCCGATGTGCTTGAACTTGTCGGACTAGGGCGAGTAAATACAGTCGGCGAGTTATCTATTTGAGTTCTTAATGCCCCACCAGTTGTCAACGATAATGGGTTTGTATTACCTGTAGAATAAGATGGTGCAGCAGTTGTAACAGCGCCTTGAACTAATGGACCAGACTGGCCGGATGTTGTAGAGCCTTGAGTCTGCGTTAACTTGGCTAAACTTGTCTCACTCGCTATGGCTGTCGAGTTCGAGTTAACATTAAAAGCGGTATTGTCGGACGCAATAGTTACGCGCTGAGATCCTGTCCCTGTTGCTCCGTTACCCATAAGCGGAGTAACTCCGTTAATCTGAGCCACGTTAACAGCGCTGTTAGCTGTTATGCTGACAGTTCCCGAAACAGGTTGAGTGACAGCCGAGCCATCTACTTTTACCGCAGTAGCGTTCGCTCCATGATTTGCTAACGATACTTGTAATGGTGCAGCCGCACCGACAGCAACACCGCCTTGATAAACCTCGGCTTGAGCTTTTAAATTTGTAGCTGTTCCCTGCGTAACTGTAACAGATCCATCTACTGTTATCGAGTTGCCACCATCTTGTATGTTAACGGCAGAAGCACCAGATGCGTTGTTAATAGTGACATCACCTATATCAACGCCGGAGTTAGCGCCTAACGTCCATGTTCCCGATTGGGTAGCGGCTACTGTTCCGGATACTGGCTGAGTTGTAGCGCTACCATCCACCTTAACAGCAGTAGCATTAGCCCCTGTATTAGCGAGCGTAACTTGAACAGGATTTGCAGCACCTACCGCAACACCGCCTTGCTCTAAGTCGGCAGTAACTAATAATTTACCAGCAGGGTTTACCTTAACATCTATGTAAGTTCCACCACCGCCAGAACTAAGGCCATGAATAATAGACTGAGTTAATAGCCCCTTTTCAGATCCAACAGGCGCTACGTTAAGCGTTACAACATCGACAACATCACCAGCCGCATCGACTAGCTGTGTTTTTTGAGCGCCGCTCGTTTGATTTGAACTTGTTGCTGCGCCCGATGGTAATGCCGACGATAAAACGTCGATTTGTAGTTCTCCGGACGCGTCTGTTTTTAATCTTCTCGAATTAGTGCCATCAGATCCCCCAACCATTAACATATCTGGGAATATGGGATCGCCATCCTCGACAACTGTTCCTAATAAAAATTCAACATCGTTGTATATGTTACCCAGAGTGGTTTCAGTAGCCAACCCTGTCGTATCTATGTTAACAGTTCCGGACTCGATGTTAACATCTAGTGCTTTTTTATCGCCGACTATTGTGCCAGTTATCGCGTAACCATCGGTCTTATTTGATGCTGTTATTTGACTACTCATTCGTTTCACCTAACTTTTTAGCGCCGATAATGATGTCGGCTAAGGTCATTTTGCCAGTTAGTTCTACTTTTTCAATGTTAAGACCTAATAGTTTTTGTTTTTGGTCTAGCGCTTTTAACTTGTCTTGAAACTTAATACCACCATCTGCATCGACTTCTTTTATGGATCTGGCGAGATCTTCGGGGAGATCGACCACGTTTTTCATAGTCCCATCATGGTTAACTGCATCTTTTATGTTGTAGTTACCCATGTATTGCAGTTCCTCGTAAATGCGTTCTCTTGCCCATTCTTTTCGATCTTCGAGGCAGGCTTTGTATTCTTTAAATATGTCTGCGTCTGATCTAATAAGCCTCATAAGCTCAGAGTAATCACATCCCCACATTTTGCAGAGTTGGGTTAACGAGCCACCATTTCGCAAGTGCCGGAACACATCTTCAAGTTGAGACTTAAAAATGTTTAAAGATGCTATCTTGGCAGTTGGAAAATTTACCATATTTTTAGGCTAGTTGATTATTTAAAATAGACAAGTCTTTTTTGTTATGCTTGACTTGGGTTATATGAAAACAATTTACGATGTCGCGGTAGATATAAGCCAGTTGTCTATTGATCTTAGAGAGTTAATGTCTGCGCCAAAAACAAAAGAGAATAACGATAAAATCAAAAACATAATTCAGACCATGGAGCGCAAGCTGCAAACAGTCTGGATCTCAACAGTGGAGTTTAAAAATGATCGGGAAGCTAAATAGATTCGCGCGGAGAATGATAAGACGAAACCCAGACAAGTATCAGGTCGTTGTAAGATCTGAGTCGATGGTTGAGGTTTTGGAGAAGATGTTAGATCGCAAGCTAGACCATGGCTCGGCGGCAGATATGGGTTTATTGGATAGTTTTAGCGAGATGAATAAGCGGTTATCTAATGCGCCCCCAGCGATGCAAGAGGCTGTCCGGCAGATTTGGTTTAATGGAATAAAAGAGATTAAGGCTAGCTCAAGTGAGCAGCAGAAAGAGGAAGTATGAGCGGAGTAAACAAGGTTATTTTGGTAGGTCGTTTGGGTAAAGATCCGGAGAAGAACGGCCCAGCCGTTAAGTTCTCGGTCGCCACATCTGAGGCATGGACTGATAAGCAGGGCGAAAAGAAAGAGCGCACCGAATGGCATAATGTTGTCGTCTTTGGTAAGCTATCTGACATTTGCTTACAGTACCTTAAAAAAGGTCAACAGGCTTATGTTGAGGGCAGACTTCAAACAGACAAGTATGAAAAGGATGGGGTTACGAAGTACAGCACATCTATTGTCGCTAATACTGTCCAGTTTTTATCGAAAGTACAACAGGCCAGTGACGACACCGGATCGGTCGGATCGTTCAACAGCGACGAAGCTGTGCCGTTTTAATTTAACTAAAAAGAAAGGGGATTTTTATGGCTAAAAAGTCAGCAAAGAAAAAAACAACACCAAAGAAAAAATAAATATAGTTTTATTTATTTTAGGCGTGAGAGGGCAGATTTAGTAGGTCTGCCCTTTTTTTATGCTTTTACACATCGGCACTAGGTCGGCACTACCTACCCCTGTGCCGATATGCCGTTATGAGCAATATATTAGATTTGAACAGGTCGGCACTACCGGCACTACCTAAAATGCAAACTCTAAGACCTTTCCAATATTGCATAATTTACATATAATTTACATATGCCTTTTTTTACTATCTTATTAAAATAATCTTATAAATATAGTAGTGCCAAGTAGTGCCGAGTAGTTATCTCTAATGATTACACCTACTTACAAATAAAAAAAACAGGTCATAAGACCTGTGCCGAGAAGTGCCGACTTGTGCTGATTATTTGCCTAATTTATGGCCTTAATTTATGAGTCCAGCTTTTGTTTATGCCGTTATTATTAGCATTTATATATATCCAACATCTGCCGTTTTCGTCTCTGCTTTGGGCCTTTACAAACCCATTTCTTTTTAAAATTTTAGATATTCTTGTAAGAGCTTTATTATCCTGCTGGCTTGTTGGCATATTTAAAGCCATGGTCGCAATATCTGAAATTTTAACCTCTCTAAATATTGAGCAGTAGTCCATGATAGGATCGGTCCAAATATCATCCATCTCCATCCTTAAATCAGTTTCAGCTTTGGCGAGATCTTTCGGGAACTCCCAATGATCCTCGCCCTGTAGCTTGCGGTGTAATGCCTCGGCAAAAAACTGTAATTTATGTTCTTTTAACAGTTCCATGTTTACATCGGTGCATTTGACCGGAAGAAAGCGCCTAGAACCTGTCTCGTCGCGCAGATAGTTCTCTTGGTTGGTTGTACCTACAAAGATATTAGTTCGTGCATTTGGGGTAGCTTCTGATGCGTATGGGATGCGGTAATGGTCGATTCTGGTCGATAACATCTCTTTTATGTCCTCGTCCGAGTTCTTAAGGATGGCGTTAATTTCGCCCATCTCGACGATAAACTTGCCTTGAAGCCCGATATAAAAGTCCTTATTGTCGAGTCTCTTACCAGCTACGGAGTAGAAATCTCGGCCCATAAGAGAGCCTATTTCCTCAAGGCTCGACGATTTTTGTATGCCTTGTCCACCCTCAAGGATGACCATAATATCGGCCTTACAAGCTGGCTCGATGATTCTGGCTACAAGCGATAACCAGAAGATTCTCGATACTGCCGAGTTGTAAGCGTTGTTTTCAGCGCCATAAATCAGGTGCATAAAGCTCTCGATGCGCGGATTTCCATCCCATTTAAGGGTTTTTAAGTAATCCGCGACCTCGTTTTTAATAGTGCCGGATGCGTAATAACGGAGAGATTCTTTTATGGTTGAGGTTGATATATCCCCAAGGCCGTATTGCTCTTGTATAAACAGTTTGAATTTAGTGAAAGTAATATCTGAAAAAGACTCAGGTCTTGCCGCCGAAAACGTACTCATATACGATTTTAAGAACTCGTCATAATAAACGCACATATTAAGTTTATGGTCTTTTTTAATGATCCGCATGATATTTTGTTCGTTTAAGTAAGGCTTTGTTTGAGATTTCATGGCAAGACCTACCTGTTGCCATAGCACCATCATATTAGATTCGGATAAAAAGTCGGCATCCTGTTGATCTTCTGAGTAAAGAGAAGCCACGCCAGTAACTTTTTGGGTTTCAGATCCTAGTTCTGGGAGAGCAGGGCTAGGTTGAGAAGCTACTGGCGCAGCAATAGATTTTAATGTTTTAAGTCGGTCGTTTAAAAACTCGTCGAAAGTTAATATATCCGGTGCAGTTTGCAGCAAATCATGGGCGTCATAACCTTGCGGATCGTCTGGTTTTGGATCTATGGCCGATAACTGAGCTACTTGTAAGACTATTTTTTTAGATATGGCAGCCATGGCCGATTTCCCTGCATCATCTGAATCAGGCCACAAGATGACAGATCTGCCAAAGAGAGGGGAGAAGTCTGTTTTTGAGTGAGCTTGCGCGCCACCCATCCAGCAAGTCGAGATGTGCTCTTCTCCGAAAAGCTCTTGTGCGGCCTCGGCTGATTTTTCGCCCTCGCACAAGACTATCGTTTTTTGCTTATTGCGCTCGATCTGATCCAGCTTATAAAGAGGACGCGGATCTGGATGCGCCTTTGGTATCCACTTGTTTTCGGCAGTTGAGAAGTGCCACTGTAAAAACTGTTTTCTTTCGTTGGCCGGATCGTACCGGATAACAAGAGCCGAATTGATACCACGATTATTTTTATAGAGCCAGAAGCCGGATGGAGAGCCGTATTTACCATGTATCATGCTCGGCAGTTTTTCAGAGAGAGCAGACTGTGGAGTAAAATTAAAACTCGTCATATCGGCAAGCTGTTTTGCGGCCTCAAGGTTGGTGACGTTATGGACTAGAGCGTAGAGCGATATAATATCGCCGCCCTTATGTTCTGGATTGGCGAAATCAGCCCACTTGCCTGTTAGCATATTGAACTTGAAAGAGTCGCCATGGCCACCGAAAACGGAAGCTGCATGGTATTCGTGACCGCGTACTGATCCACCGGATACGAGCGTAGGGATCAGGTTAGCGTGAAACGCTTGTAGATGGTGTGCTAGTGCTTGAAAATTTACGGATGCTCTCGACATAACTACTCTCCTGTATGTCAGTTGAACTAAACTTGTCTATTATGCTAATACCACCCAATTTGGTAATAACATTTGACCAGTTAAGTTGTTCTTGTGTTGTTTTAGTATTTTTTAATTTTACTTCATAACTTGTAAAGACTAAAATTTTACGTCCTACCATGTCAGGGGTTATCTCGATGCGTGTTCCACCGATAAGATCCCCAGATCCGACAGGTAAACCGAACTCGATAGGTCTGGGGTTTTTAAGTAATAAGTCGCCGGATGGTAATTTTACTGGTTTTCCTGTCCACGCTTGCCCCACGTTATTTCTAAATAATAAGTTGCCAAGCGATGACGCGAGTAATTCTAGTTTAGATAATATGGTTTTTTCGGACGACATATCCTAATGTTGTTAGTGATAACCGATTAAGTCAATTAAAATGGTGCTGGTCTGGATCGTAAGGCTCAGAGAGTATTTGTAAGTCTTGCACATAGATAACAAAGCTTGCGATGTAGGCAAGTATGGGATCTTTTGTTTCTTGAGATAAAATAATGTCCTTGGCTCTTGCTTTTATTTTTAGCCACTCGTCATAGGGTATATCTGAGAGATCTATCGCAATCTCCGGAGAGATTACGATTTGATACTTGCCAGATTTTATCTGCATTTATTTTTTCGCTATCAAAATCAGAGAGCGCAAACCATAATAGCAAAAGACAGGTAATAAAACCCACTGATAAAAAGATGCCAAGAAATACAATAAGTAAACGATCATATCCATAATTACTCCTCTTGTTCATACATATATATAAGAGATATTGATATTAAAACCCACGATATTATTAAGAGGCCATCGAACTCTTGTGATGTCATTCTTTATAAACCTTTCCGGCTGCCATGCAGGAATAGTTATCTAATATGTGTACTTTTTCATGGTAAAAGTAACTGGTAGCCGTATCGACAAAAACAAGACCAAAACCCATTTGCCACTGGTGATGACCCTTGACGTAGCCGAAGATTTTGTCGTTACGCTTATCGCCGAGCCAGCCGACAGAAAAACAAACATGGTTAGTGCCATCGAGTCCGACAACGTGCGATTCTTCTAGCCTGTGGATGTGGCCGTAAACGAGCGAGCATATTGCTTTTGATGCAGTAGCCTTGGCTGAGTTGCCAAGGGGTTCATGTCGTGCTCTCAGGACGCTACCGCCTACGTTATAAGACTGGTTAGGGCCGTAATGTATAAAGCGCCAGTTAGGTCGCTGGTTAATTTTTAATAATAGCTCGGTTGATGTTATGCCAAAAAGTGCCGGAGCTTTATTTATTAAGTAGCGTTCTAGTCGGTATTCGTGATTACCCTCGATGTAAACTTTTTTAGCGTGTGGGAACAGCGTATCTAATTCGTCAAGACCAGCGATAACGTCCTCGACTTCTAACACTAAATTTTGCTGCACCGCTGGATGTTTTTCATGTCCTGATGTGGCGTAAAAATCTCCATAGTCGCCGAGTATTACGATCTCAAAGTCTGCTATTTGAAAATATTTTTTAACGATGTCTTGATAGGCTCTTATCATAAGCGCATAGGCTCTGCGATCATGGTATGGCCTGTGGGTATCTGGTATTAACAGAACTATTTTTAATGGTTTTAACAAGAAAAACCCCGCATAACTTAATGGTCATGCAGGGTTTTAAGGATGCAATCTTTTTGTGCGTAGCTGGACTATTTTGTAATAATGTTGTTTTTTCGCTCGTAGCTAAGAACATCGGTTAGTTTGTAAAAAACCTTGCCGAGAGATTTAAAGTATCTCATTTTTTTCTGAGAGCGCCAGTTAGCGAGAGTGCCGACAGACACTCCCCATCTCGTAGCAAGTTGCTCAGGCGTTAAAAAGTTTTTTTGTTCCATCTAGTTAATCTCCTCAGTTGTGTCCAGAACAGGAACAGGATGCTGTTCTGGTTTTATAAGACCTAGTTCTAGTTTTAACGAGTTAAGACCAGCCTCAAGATCTTCTAGTTTTAAGTTCTCGATATGTGTTTTACCAGATCCGCCAAAATGTTTCAAAAGGATTTCGGTACGTTTTTTTGTAGCGTCTGCGGATCTACCCTCAAGGTCGCCAAGAGTTAGAGCTTCTTGGATGGACTCGATGGCGATTTCTTTTCTTTTTTTGCGCTCCTCATAAGACCAGTCAGGCTTGTCAAAAATCTGAGTTGTGGTCGATTCTTGAGGTATTCCGGAGTGAGTACCACCGATATTTAAAAAGTCGAAAAATGGTTTAAAAGTTGTGAACTTAGGGTTATCAAAACATTTTCCGTTCATGGTATCGGTACGATCTTTTACGATCCATGCGCGATTGATGATGCCATCTTTTGTTTCGACGCGCTCCATCTCGATAAGTAAGTCAGGCTCGAAACCAGTCTCGCCCTCGACTTTCATTTTAGTCCCTGATTTTACCATCTCTTGTTTTCCGGTGTCGTCGTTGGTGTTGGTTTCGTATTCGTTACCAGCGCGGCCAAGCATAAGAATATGGATCGGCGAGTTGATGTATAGGTCGGTGTAGTCTTTCCACTGGCCTTTTAAGATGCCCCAGTCCATCATGGTAAAATATTTACGCCCCTTGGTTTTAAGGTAGCTGTCACATAGGTCGCGCCAGATGTGAGAGATCGAGTCGATGATAACGACCTCGATACCAGCAGATTGAGCCTCTTTTAAGAAAGCGAGCATATCTTTAAAAGACTTGCCCTTGTGTACGAAAAGCTCGACGCCAGCTTTTGAAGCGAGAGGGATCATAAAGTCAGATCCTTTCTCGGTATCGAAAAACGCGATAGCTTTTTGTTTTGATTTAACGGCAAGACCTAGAGCGATCTCGAAAGAAGTTCTAGTTTTACCAGATCCGGCAAAGCCGAAAACTCCGATTTTTGCGTAGGCTGTTCCCATGGTTGCTTTTTTTAATAATGACATTTTTTGTTCTCCTTGTTTAGTTTTTTTCGTAATATTTATCGTATGACTTTTCGCGATCTTCGCACCTGTCGGCGTCGATCATTCTGTTAATAACCTTGTCCATCTGCTCGGACTCGACATCGGTAACATCGAGCCAGTCGTCGATGGCCGGAACGTAAACGCTGATGCGCTTAACATCTAAAAACTCAACAGGCGGTACATTGGCGTACTCGCGTGTTTTTTGGATAACGTACTCGATTTCGATTTCTTCTGTTTCTATTGTTGCCATTTATTGCTCTCCTTTTATTGTTGCATGAAAAAAGATTAAGTGTAATTATATCGGCTGTCAACACGAAAAATTAAAATAAATTAAAAGGAATTAAATGATTACTCTACATGACTATCAGAATAAGTTAATTTCAGATGCGAGATCGGAGTTCCAAACTGGCGCAAAAGGTGTGCTTATGTGGCTTGCAACAGGTGGCGGCAAGACAGTTTTAGCCGCTTATATGATTAGTAAGATTGCATCAAGCCAGCAAAAAGTCTGGTTTGTGGTGCATCGCGAGGAGCTTATTAAGCAGACTATTAAAACGCTAACCAGATTTAATATAAGACATGGCGTTATGGCTGCCGGATGGCCAGCAGATTATAATGCTCATGTGCAAATCTGTTCTATTATGAGTATCAAATCGAGATATACCAAGTATCAAGCTCCAAGCTGGATTTTTTGGGATGAGTGTCAGTTTATGGGAGCTAAGTCTTGGAGTAATACTTATAACTTATACCCATCCGCAAGGCATATCGGGTTATCAGCCACGCCAGTTAGGTTAGATGGTAAGGGTTTTGATTCGTTTTTTAATAAGATAGTGCATGGGCCTAGTATTAACTGGTTAATAAGTAATAAGTTTTTATCTGATTATACGATATTTGCGCCCACGAATTTTTCTACGGATGGGATAAAAAAGACAGCAGGGGATTTTGACTCGAAACAAATTGCGGAAGCCATGAATAAGCCGACCATAATAGGCGACTGTTTTGAACAGTGGAGTAAGTACGCGAGCAAGCTCCAAACAATAGCGTTCTCGCCTAACATTTTATTTAGTGAGGGGCTGGTTGATAAGTTCAAGGCTCAGGGTGTTAACGCCTGTCATGTTGATGGAACTACTCCTAGCTCTGATCGCGAAAAGATAATACAAGATTATTCGAGCGGTAAGATCCAGTTCTTATCTAATTGTAACTTATTTACTGAGGGTTTTGATGTTCCTAATATCGGATGTATTTTAGATGCAGCCCCCACGATGAGTATTGCAAGGCATCTGCAAAAGAACGGCAGAGGGTTAAGAACGGCACAAGGTAAAGACAAGTTAATCGTTTTGGATCAGTGGAACGGATATTTGCGGCATGGTCTTATTGACGATGAGAGAGACTGGTCGCTTGAGGGGAGAAATAAGACTAATAAAAAAGGTAATAAAAACGAAGCGCCAACTAAAAGGTGTCCGACCTGTTTTGCAGCTAACAGCAGTTTTAATGCTTATTGTACTAATTGCGGAACTCCGTTTGAAATAAAAAAACGGACTGGACCTGATCAAATAGATGGTGACTTGGCAGAAGTCGATAAGGCAGAATTTAGGAAAATGAAAAAAATTGAAGAAAGAAAAGCTCAGTCGCTAGAGGAACTAATCGAGATTGGCGTAGCCAGAGGTTATAAAAATCCGGCGTTTTGGGCGAAAATGAAATTTAACAACGGATGGAGAGGGAAAAAGAAATGAAAACACTGATACCGATTTTTGAACAAGAAGAAGTAGATCACTTTACGACAAGCGATTTAAAAACAAAAGCAGAGGCCGCGACTATATATATGTTGTCGGGGAACTACTTATCTGCTGACCATTTATTTGAGGATGTGGTTTATCGCCCATCTAATGAAAAATGGTATCAGGTAATGGTGGCGAGTTTTGTAATGCTGCTAGGATCTTTTGAGGCCAGAGCGTTACAGAGTTATGGTTTCAGATGCTGGTCGCTACTTATTAGATCGAGGGGATGGTGGTGGTTTTATCCGGCGTTATTCGTAACAGATTATTTTGTAGACCATCCGCTTGAGATCGTTATCGCTAGAAAGAAATATCCGACATGGAGTTATTATAAAAAGATAAACTATGCTAACGACTTGAACGAAAATATTTTTAAAAAGATGTTGACGAATTAAAAAGGATTATATCTAATGAAGAAAAGCAAGAGTCAGATCAAGGAAGATGCTGAAATTTCTAGGCTTAGGAGAAGATGCGGTTTGCCGCAGATAAAACTAGGCAATAGAAATTGCTTGTGTTGCAACGAAAAATTTTACAGCAAGGATGTAGCAAATGAAAAATTGTGTGAAAAGTGCAGAGTACGCTTGGCAAACTATGGTGGATGAGTTCTTACAGCGAAAGCCAGTAGGTGTTGGGATAATCGCATTTTGGGTTTTATGCGTAGTGATAGTTTTTACAATAGGTTCGATTTAACAAGGGAGAGAAAATGAAAAGAGAAATAACAGGAAAAGAATTAGATAAACAAGCGCTTGAGGTAATAAAAACACTGAAAAGCAGAGGCAAGTGCTACGAAAAATGCGCAGACGCTCTAAGGGCGCAGGGCTATCGCGTTTTAATGGGAGCGTCCGGCGGCGCTCAGGTTTCAAAGTTTGCAATAGATAACGGAATCAGGGAGAGAAGTCGGCAGGCAGGATATGCGAGAAAAATCACTACAGACGACACGCCATCTGAGGACTTCATGCTGGACGTTTTAGCTTCTAAAAAGCTAACAAAGCAGCAGAAGTTAAAAGTATTAACCGCACTGATGGACTGATAAAATGAAACACATAGGAAATTTAGAAATAAAAAGGGGTGATACGACAGACTACTCGAAACTGACTGAGGTGACTGGTCACTTGTCTATCAACTCAGACACGAAACTGGATGCACTCACTACAGTTGGTGGTCACTTGTCTATCAACTCAGACACGAAACTGGATGCACTCACGACAGTTGGTGGTGACTTGTCTATCAACTCAGACGCGAAACTGGATGCGCCTGCGCTCACGACAGTTGGTGGTCACTTGTCTATCTACTCATGCGCGAAACTGGATGCACTCACTACAGTTGGTGGTATCTTGCATATCAGATCAGACGCGAAACTGGATGCACTCACTACAGTTGGTGGTATCTTGTCTATCTACTCAGACGCGAAACTGAATGCGCTCACGACAGCTGGTGGTCACTTGACTATCTACTCAGACGCGAAACTGGATCTGCACGCACTCACGACCGTACGTGGTACATTGTCAATCAACTCATGCG